AGCCTCAGCATCGGATGTCTTGTGCGAGGGTGATGGTGAAGCTCACGTCGAACGTCTTGGACGCAGCAGGGATAACCTGATAGCTCGAGGTGTCAATCGTGCAGGGTAGCCAGTCGCCTGTCCCTACTCGGAACATGACATTCTTCGAGCGGAAGGCGTACTGCAAGAGGTCGCGCTCCGAAGCCGTGAAGAGTTGATTCCTTAAGGCGTACTGCTCCTTCCCTGTGATATGGTAGGGTGTGGTTTGCCGGTCCCACGAGTTGAAGGAGAAGCCGAGGCTCTTTCGGTAGTTCTTGCCCTCCGTCTGAATGGTCTTGAGGTTCCTACCATCAAAGCGTAGGTAATCCCACCCCCCGACCGTGTTGGCCCATGCCAGCTGTACGGGGTCGTGCTTGATAGGGCGGCAGTCCCTGTCGACTCTGATGGAACAAGAGACAGCGGTAGGGGAGGCGGCCCCGTCGGTGCCTCGGATGGTGTAGTAGTCCCAGTCGCTATCCCACAAACCCCCAAAGAGGGTGGCGAGGTTAGCAGGTCCCAAGGGGACGATGAGGTAGTTCTCCCCTACGGTGACGCTTGAAGATACGTTGTTGCTGAGGGTGGCTACGTTGGAGCCATTCTTGAAGAGTTTCACCTCAATCTCATCAAGGTCGGTGGCCGTCCCGAGGTTGTCGGTCTGGATGAGGACTGCGATGGCTTCGTCCTCGGCAGCCATAATCATATCAATCCGTCGTCCGGTAGAATCCACCTCACGGTCGGAGAGCCATGACTTGATGCTGGATCCTGTGGGGTAGTAATCGGCAAAGCTGGGGTGCAGCCCCTGCGATATTTGCATCGTACCCCCAAGCAGGAATACCGAGGAGGAATCGTCCATCGTAGGAGTCGAACCTGTGTAGTCCCCTACCTTGACGGTGTACCTCCTCATGACAGGCTGAGTGGAGGTAGTAGAAGATGCAGTCACAGTATGGATAACTCCAGACGCTTGAGTGTCGGGAGCTGCCACCCTACCCTCTGCGATGTCGCTCAAATCGAAGTATCCCTCATCATTCGCGTCAGGCGTGAGATAGTACGTTCCTATGAGCGTCCCGTCGGTGTTGTATATCGTGGACTCGTAGACCTGCACGGCATAGCGGAAGCCAGCCGTCACCGTGGCGGTCGTGCTGAACTGAAAGACGAGAGGCTGCCCAGCGGGGCGGAGCTTGTCGGGAGCGGAGTCGATGGAGGCGGCCATTACTTGGGTTTGATAGTGATATTGCCCGACTTGAATTCGAGCGACTTCAGGAGGTCTTGGGCGAGGGCTTCCCCGAGCTTGGTTTGAAACTTGGGGACTTGGGCTTCAAGGGCTGCCTCGTAGTATCGCAGGCCCTCGATGCCGTTCCTCTTGATAGAACGAGCGATGAGGTAGGCGGCACTCTGGAGGCGTGACTCGGTGGCTTTCACGAAGCGTCCGTCCTTGTCCCTCACCCTCACAGGCTTCACCTTCATCCACTTCCGGATGGCATCGGTGGGGGGTTGCTTCTGACGAAACGAGAAGGGAGCGTTGCGGTTCTTTCGTGTTCCATTCACACCCCAATGGATGAAGGCAGCATACGGCAAAGGACTCCCGAAGGAGACCCTGCCGCCGCTTATCTTGTATTCGAGAGATTTTTGCAGGCTCCGCGAGGCCACCCCATAGGAGCGGTTCTTGCCTATCTTCCTTGACCCGAGCTCTCGCTTGGCGGCAAGGTTGACCTCCTCGGCAAAGTCCTTCAGTATCTTCTCGAATTCACTCACTTCTTGCTACGTCCGAGGATGACAGCGTTGAGGATTCGCTTGATGAGGTCCACGATGTCGTCGTCCTTCGTGGTTTCGGTGAGTGCCGTGATCGTGCCAGCGGCGGTGATGAGGGCGAGGGCGATTTCTGCCCAGTGGGTTTGGAAAAATTCCATATCAGGGGGTTTTGATGTTGTAGTATGCTTTGAGGCAGTGGTCCTCTTCGATGTAGTCGAGGAGACGCTGAAGGGCCGTGCCCGTCCGTGAGAGGGTGCCCCTCACGAGGTTGGCCCCCAGCACTGCCGAGATGGTTTGATGTCCGAAGGGGTATCCGTTGGGCTTCAGCAGAACGTCGGAGAGGAGAAGTTCCGCGATGATAGAAGCCATAAAGGAAGCCCTACGTCCGAGGTCGTAGAGCCACCCCCAAGGGCGGAAGTCGGTGAAGATGCGCACGAGGAATCCATACAAGGGACCCACCACGAAGAGGGCGAGTCCTGCGAAGACGAGAGGTATGATGAGGAGGTTCTTCATACTTCATCAGGGAACCATCCATTCTCCACCATGTACTCGTAATCCCTTACCGTGGTGGTGGAGGGTACGATATGTCCGAAGGGGAACTCTTTGTTGTTGAGGACGTAAGAGGCGAGGTTGAAGCGTTCCGTCTCGTTAAGTTCAGGGAAGAGAGAGACGAGCTTCTCGATGGTGGCCTGTGGGTGTACGGGGATGACATACGAGAGGTCCACCTGTAGGGCGTGCTGGATGCCGTCGGGGTGTGTGATGACTCCGAAGACAGTCCCATCCTTTTGATATTCCTCTTGCACTGCGAGCGGGACGGTGATGTTGTACAGCTCTCGTGTGATGCTCTTGGCCCTTACCTCACTCGTCAAGAACCCTTCGGGGAGGACGATGATGTAGCTCATGGGTAGATGTTGTAGAAGTCGTTGATGTTGGTTTCGATGCCTGAGCGGTTGCTGGATTGGTCGGAAGCATACAAAACAAATTCCTGCATATTGCCGTCAAGGTAGAACGTAGCGCCTACGTCTTGCTTTCCTATCGACAAAGTGTTGACCGCTTTCTGCGTAATCGATGCGCTTGTGCCTTGCAACGTCCCATTGGCGTGAATCGTGCCGTCACCCGTTACGAATCGGCTCGTGATGAGGTACTGCGTTCCCGCAACCGTCGTGCCTGTGGTAAGGCCATTCGTGCCGTCATAAATGTTGAACTGCGAATTGACAAATGAACTGTTTCTCTCGTCGCCAGTTGCGCCGTCGTGCATATTGTATATGCGCTTGTTGGGGCTTATGGTGTCGGGATTCACAACAACGAAGGATGTCGATGCCGCAGCCGACCCAATGGTCACGGATGCGGAAAGTTGGTCGCTCGTGCCATCAAATTCCAACGCGGGCTCTCCGTTCTCAAGAACAACACCCGTGCTGCTGTCGTAAATTTTTGGCTGATTTGCCGCCGTCGTCTGTGTCGCGTCGTTTCCGTTGCCACTCTGACAATACCACGTCTTCACGAAGCCGTCAGTACCTGAACAGAACGCAGCCAAGGCCCCTGTGTTGAGGTTGCCTTCGATGTCCGCACTGATGTCTTGCTCTGCGTTATCGCTTGCCCTACGGACACGAATGAGAGGCCCAGTGTAGGTGGACGACAATCGCCTCAAGGAATAAGCCGCTGCCGCTCCTCCATAGTCGTCGAGCAGTCCCGTGGTGAAGGGGGTGTAGATTCCGAAGTAGTCGTTTATGTTCGTCTCGATGCCGCTCCTGTTGCTGGATTGGTCGGACGTGTAAAATATTAGCTCTTGCACAGTTCCAGTATAATTACGTCCTCCATTTCGATTGAACAGGATGGCAACGCCTGGGCTGCCCTCGAAGTGCATTGTGGTTAGTGATTGACCAGCAGAAACGTAATTTGCGTGCAATGCGTCTCGCGTGGTCAAAGTAAGAGCACTTCCATCCTTGAAAATTGCGTTTAGCGGGTCATATGGACTACTTTGCAACAATGTCGAGGTGCTGCCATCTTCAGCCAAAGGTGTCACATTACCAGATACGGATTCTGCATATAACGACCAACTGGTGTCTGATGCATCTGCCGCATGAACGAGGAAAGGATACTTGTCGGCACCTGCACCAATGGCTGATGTCATTGTGAATCCTTGCCCATCGGTGAGATTCATTGCCGCCTCCCCGTTCTCAAGAATCACAGCCCCGCCTGTGTAGATGGTGGGCTGGTTCGCTTGTGTGGTTTGTACCGCATCGTTCCCGTTCGATGACTGGTCATACCATGTGCGGACCGTGCAATTAGTCCCCGAGCAGAACGTAGCAATCGCCGCCGTATCCAAGTCGCCGTTGCTGTCGTATCCGATGTCCTGCGTCGTATTGTCGCTCGCACGCTCCACCTGAATGAGAGAGCCTTCGTAGGAGCTCGAAAGGCGACGGACGGAGTAGGCAGCCGCTGCTCCTCCGTAAGAGTCGAGAAGGCCGTTGTAGATTTCAACCTCCTCCCATGTCATCTTCAAAGAGATAGGGACCGTACCCCCTGTGCGCT